GTACTAACTACGGCACCGAAGATGTACCAGTAGGCCGCATTACATTATCTAATCCTGCGCTAGAGAATACTAAGATAGTGATTGTTAAGAAAATTGGTAGAGGATGGGAAGATCCAGGTACAGACTTAACAAATTCTAACAACGACATTGCGAATTTTATCAAAAATACACAGACAGTATTTGGCAGATAAATATCATTATGTCCTAGATACTGATAGTGTGTAGCACTAACTTTTAGCAAATGATACTAGAATTTTACGGAATTCTAGTATCTATTCTATAATATACGCACTTAATAATATTAGGTAAATACATCAAAGAGAGCACATATGCAAGGTAAAGACTTATCAGGAATCCACATTGAAGGACACATTAAGATACATAATCCAGAAACTGGAGAAGTGTTTATTAATAAGCGTAATGCTATCCACTACGAAAACATGAGTATTTCGTTAGCAGAGAGCATTGCTAACGCAGGGCAAGGGTTCATATACGAGATGGCGTTCGGCAACGGCGGCACAACAATTGACCCGACAGGCATTATTACATATCTTACCCCAAACAGTACAGGTACAAATGCAAGTTTGTACAACGAAACATATACTAAAGTAGTTGACGATAGAGCAAGTGTAAACCTTGATCCTATTCGAAATAAAATTGAAACACGACACGTTACTGGCACAAACTACACTGATGTGTTTATTACTTGCCTATTAGACTACGGCGAACCGTCGAATCAAGATGCGTTTGATAACTCAACAAACACAGATGGTACATATATTTTTGATGAGTTAGGGTTGAAATCCTACAGCACGTCTGGTACAAGTCGTCTGTTAACACATGTTATCTTCCACCCTGTACAGAAGTCATTAAACAGATTAATCCAGGTAGACTATACGGTACGTATACAAAGCCTTACAGGCCTAAGTGAGGTAGCATAATGTCATATCAAATTGATCACTTTGACCAACCAAACGAGGGTAGCATCACTATTGAAGACCAAACATTAAATCAAGTCACTGATTTAACTTTTGTTGGAAAGAATTATCCAGGATATTCTCAATCAATAGGTGAAAACTTCCTGCATTTGCTTGAAAACTTTGCAAGTGCATTTGCAGACCGTCCGACTAAGCCAGTTAAAGGTCAGTTGTGGTATGATACTGGCGCAAGCTCTGTACCTGCACAACCACAATTGAAAGTGTACGACGGCACTAATTGGGTAGCATCTGGTAGCGTAACTAAATCACTAGCGAGACCCACTGAAGCTGTTATTGGCGACTTATGGGTTGATACTTCTAATCAGCAATTATATTTGTGGTCAGGCTCTAACTGGATTCTAGTTGGACCGCAGTTTAGTGAAGGCGCCCAGTCTGGACCAAAGGTTGATTCTGTATACGACACTTCAAACAACTTGCATACAATTTTAAGTTTTATTGTTGCAGGCGAAACAGTTGCTATTGTTAGCAAAGACTTGTTTACACCAAAAGTTACAATTGACGGATTTTCAGAAATTAATCAAGGTATTAATTTGTCGTCAAAAGATTTTGACCTTGACGGTGTAGTGCGTACTGCATTATGGGGCACGGCTGATCGTGCAAGTAAATTAGTAGTACTAGGGCATGCCGACGGATTAGATGCAAACAACTTTTTAAGAAGCGATGTTGCCGGCACAACTAATTTTGGGTTAACTATTAAAAATAATGCCGGATTGACTATAGGAGCCGACGCAAACACGTCGATTACTAATACGTCAAACGGCGCAACAGTAATATATAATCAAACTGAAGGCTCTAGCATTTTTATTAGAGTAAACGAAGCCGGCGACAATCAAGATGTATTAACTATATCAGGAACAACAGTCGGAGTGAACAACACCAACCCGACAGAAGCATTAGATGTAGTTGGAGCAATCAAAGTAAGTAACGGAATCATCGTTACTGATACAACAGACTCGTCAAGTTTATCTACTGGTAGTATCAAAACATCTGGCGGCGCAAGTATTTCTAAGACATTGTATGTAGGAACAGGGGCAAATGTTACCGGCACATTAACTACAAATGCAATTTATCCTGCTACAAATAATGCATATAATTTAGGAACTAACAGCTTACGTTACAACACTATATTTGCAAATAACATTGGTAATACTGACAACAGTACAGTCTTCACAGGTTCATTTAACGGCTCATTTAACGGATCAGTCACCGGCACTGCTAGTAGATTGACTAGTGCCACTGACTTCTCAATGGAAGGGGATGTAGTATCTACTAACACTATCAGCTTCAATGGTCAGCAAATTGGTGGAGTTGCAATATTTTCAACCGCATTAAGTGCTGATGTTATCAGCAATAAAACTTCAGTCTCTGATTTCTTAGATACTGATCAAATGTTAATTAATAGAGTAGATGTTGGCCTGCGCAAAATTACAAAAAACACGTTCTTATCAAAGGTAGCTACTGTACCTATTGGAACGTTCATGCCATTTGCCGGACTTGCATCGTCATTACCTAATGGATACTTATTATGTGACGGCGCAGAAGTATTAATTAGCTCATACCCTGAGCTATTTGCTATTATTAGTACAACATACAATGGCTCAGCACCGTTGATAGGTGTTGGCACATTTAGATTGCCAGATCTCCGCGGAAGATTTGCAATGGGCGCTGATAATATGAACAATCAAATATCAGTTCCGTTGCTACCATCGGGCGCTAGCTCAGGTCCTACTACGGTTGATAAAGATGGTAATCCATCGTCTACAGCTAATAGAGTTACGTCTGTAACAGCAGATGCAGTAGGTCTAGCTAGCGGTACAGAAGAAACAACAATCAGTAAAGATAACCTGCCAGAACACACCCATGATTTAACAGGTGCAGCAGGTACTCAATTCTATGCAGTAACTGATTCTACTGATCACCCATCAATAATTGACTCTGATGTTGTTGGAAAGAGTGTTCAAATGCAAGAAGGATTTAGCAAATTGCTAGTTAATGCTGGCGGTGTTGAAGCAACTACATTAGAAGCTCCAATGAATATAATGAATCCTTACTTAACGATAAACTATATAATTTTTACTGGTAGGATTGTTTAATGACTTATAAAATTAACAAAACAGATGGCACGTTGTTGACTGAAATCGTCGACAGTACAATTGATCAAACAGCAACTGACATTACGTTGATTGGAAAAAACGTCGCCGGCTACGGTGAATTCTTCAACGAGAACCTTGTTAAAATGTTAGAAAACTTTGCTAACACATCTGAGCCAAGTAATCCTATTACTGGACAAATTTGGTTTGATACTGCAACTAACAGGTTAAAAGTGTATGACGGTAACGGATTTAGAATCGGCAGCGGCCCTATAGTTCAAGGTATTGCCCCGACAAATGTTGTACAAGGTGATATGTGGGTTGATAGTTTAGAAAAGAAATTGTATTTCTATACTGCATCTGGCAGTAGATATGAAGCTAGTAAGATATGGAATGATTCTCAAGGCAAGTCTGGGTTTGAAATTAGGTCAATTTATGACACTAATAATGCATTACGAGTGATTGCAGAGCTACGAGTGGCCGCCTTATTAATAGGTATTTTTAGTAGTAGCACTGTTGAATTTACTCCGCTAGTTGACATTGACGGATTTTCTGGAACAATTAAACCTGGATTTAATGCTGGCACTATTGCTAGTATGAAATTTAATGTAAGATCGTCATCAGCTGATGCATTGTATCATACTAGCGGTCTTAAATCAGTTGAAGACTTCATGATCACTACCGATGATACTAGTACAGTAGGAACTGTTACAATTTCTAACAATTTGCCATTAATACTTGGTCCATCGCAGAACTTTGAAGTTGCTGTAGATTCTACATTCGGTAATGCGTTAACATTTACTAGTAATGTCAGTAATCAGGATTACAAAATCCGTACAAAAAACCCTGCAAATACAAAAGATGCAGTTACAATTAAAAGCGAACAGGATAGAATTGGTATTTTTAACGACGCACCAGATTATACATTTGATGTAGCTGGAAGTTTTAGAGCAACTACGCAGTTTAAACTGCCGCAGTACACTACTACATCTCGAGACGATAGAACATTAACTTCTGAAAATTACGGAGAGTTGATCTATAATACTACGTCTGATACTGTGCAAACGTATACGCCAACGGGTTGGCAAGATTTGAACTAAATACAATAAGTAAGGGGTAGAACTAAATGCCATATAGTATTGATAGATATAGTAGCGCAACACCAATCGTAGTTGAAGACGGTACAATTAATAGTACCTTTGATATTAAATTAATTGGTAAAAATTACGCTGGGTACGGCGAAGTACAAAATGAAAATTTTCTGCATTTGTTGGAAAATTTTTCCGGCGCAGGCGAACCGCCACGCCCTGTTAGCGGGCAGATTTGGTTCGACAGCAGCTCTAGCAAGTTAAAATTTTATGATGGTACTAAATGGAGAAGTAACGGTGGTTCTGAAGTAGGAGGCACTGCTCCGGTCGGAGTAACAGTTGGAGATTTTTGGTTCGATTCTGACAATGATCAGTTATGGGTGTGGTCAGCACACGACGAATTTGTACTAATTGGTCCACAAAGTGCAGCTGGAATTACAGGGCTGACTCAAATGCGTTCGTCGGCAGTACGTGATGATGTTGGTGGCCTCCACGGCATTATTGAAGCAGTAGTAAATGATGTTACTGTGTACATAATGTCGTCAGATGAGTTTACGTTAGGTTCAATAAATCCCATTGTTGGATACAGTCTCATTAAGAAAGGATTAACACTTTCTGGAACTAATACAAGCGGCGTAACAACTACTGATCATAGATTCTGGGGCACTGCTAGTAATGCAGTACAAACAGTACAGTTATTTGTAGAAGAAGCAGATGAATATCAGGCAGCAACTACGTTAGCTACTGTAAACACAGTAGCAGCAAGAGACAGCAGCGGCGACATTTATGCAAATATATTCCAAGGTGTTGCATCTAGTGCGCAATACGCTGACTTGGCAGAAAAATATATGGCAGACGCCGAATATGAAGTAGGAACTGTTTTAATGATCGGCGGCGAGAAAGAAGTTACTGCTAGCATTTGGGGTAAACGTGCAATTGGCGCAGTAAGTAATAGCCCAGCGTACCTAATGAACAAAGATCTAGAAGGCGGAACAGTAGTTGCGCTAAAAGGTCGTATTCCAGTTAAGGTAATTGGATCTGTTAGAAAGGGCGACGAGTTGATTGCAGCTAATGGCGGATGTGCGTCAGTTGCAGTTCCTCACGCAAACGGCGTGTTTGCAGTAGCACTAGAATCTAGTAACGATACAGGTATTAAACTTGTAGAATGTTTAGTACTATAAGGAACAGACATGACAGCAGGAGTTGGACAATTAATTCAAGCAACAGATTACAACAGTATTAGATCTGTTGTAAACTCAGTAATGGGCACAGGATCAACAGGATACGGCCAAACTTTGTCATCTTCGGATGTTGTTGCTGGCGCAACTATCACAGCACTACAATGGCTCAACTTACGAACAGACATGGTAAAAGCAAGGCAGCACCAAATTGGATCAGCTGTTGGTAGTACAACAGCAACTGATGGTCGTAACTTAGTTATCCCTGCATCTGGCGCAGCAATTACTGAAGCACTTCGTTCACAATTTGCAACTTTTGCAACTACTATTAACACTAACAAGTTAAATATAGACACTGACGGCGTTGGCGGCCAGTTTTCAACTGAAGAACTATTAACAGTTACTCGTTCTACAGCGTGGAACGGAACATTATCTCATACTGTTACGGTAACTGGTGCATCTAGTGGCGCCGGTTCTGTTTCAAATCTACGCTACTTTTTCAACGCCGGTGGAAAACTTAGAGTATCAGCTAATATTACCACAGGTACAAGCAAAAATAATACCTGGAATACAATGTTTACCCAAATGGGTGAATTTCGATTAGCGTACGACGACACTACATATTCTGGTACTAGTGCAACTGGCACATCAATAGGGTTTAATGATTTAACTGTAACTGATCAACTTATTGGTAGCAAAAACGCACCGTCTGGATCTTACGCTGAAAACAGATACTATCTATATGCTAGAAAGAGTGTAGATAGTACGCAAGTTATTTTTACAATTCAATATCAAGATAACGATGCAGGTGACCCAAACTTTGACGAAGATGTGCAGCCGACTCTAAACACAGTAGTCGGACAATACCGCCCATCGGGCTCAAACGTGTCAGTACTAACTCCAACCGCAGCTTAATCAGGACTGCATCTCCAATACCTCTTGACAAGCTAATTACTATATTGTATAGTAGTAGCTCTGGAGGTCTATGTGGACGAACGATTAGAAAAAGCATTTCAAACAGCCAATTATATGGCATCATTAGGTAATCTTAGAAAGACTGCCTTAGAAGAATACAACCAATCTCTCATCTTTTATTTCCAAGGTGCTAGTTTTACAGTTACCCGTGAACTAATCAATTTTGTAAAAACATTACAAGATCTTGGAAATACAGAGTCGATTTTACTCGACGACAACAATATACCGTTAAAAGTTGTTGATTTAAAACTTTTCTTAGATAGCATTTTATCAGTATATCACGAAGCAACGAACAGTTACTTAGCGAAGTACGGTGATTTAAAATCTAAGCGCCGTGTAGTGGATCTTGTTAATCTATGAGCAAAGGTGTTTTAATATTTGCTCAGAACAATAGTGAAATTGACTATGCACGAATTTCACTATTTGCTGCTGAACAAGTAAAACAACATTTAAATGTGCCCGTTAGCTTAGTAACAGACAGCAAAGATTGGTTATTACAAAGTCAGCCACATGCTGCGGAAGTATTTGATCAAATAATTACTACATGGACAGATACTGCACAAACAAAACAGTTCCATGACGGTACACTTGCCGCTAAAACACTCACGTGGAAAAACTTAAACAGATCAGACTGCTACGATTTAACTCCGTACGATGAGACATTAGTAATTGATAGCGATTATATTATCAATAGTGATAACTTATCTAAGGTATGGAATAGTTCTAATGATTTTCTAATCTACGAAAACAGTTTTGATTTAGCACAGTGGCGTGACACGAGTAGTTTTGTATACTTAAACCAACACTCCATTCCATTTTATTGGGCAACTGCATTTTATTTTAAGAAATCAGTTGTTAACGAATCTTTCTTTGTTCTTGTAAAACATATAAAATCTAATTGGAGTTATTACAGGGCAATTTACAATATTGATTCAACTGTATTTAGAAATGACTTTGCATTTAGCATTGCTATACACATGATGGGATCAGATTTTGCACAGACTCTTCCTGGTAAAATGTGTTATACCCTTGATAGGGATATATTAATAGACATGAAAGACACTAGTATGCAATTTTTAGTAGAAAAGAAAAGCTATGCTGGTGAGTATATTATCACTAAAACTACCGATTTAGATATGCACGTTATGAACAAGTATAGTTTAATACGCTTCTTAAATAAGGAAGTAGCATGACCCGAGGATTCTTAGTAATTGCTCAGAACAGCTCTGTGAATTATGTACGTCAGGCGTATGCACTTGCACTAAGCATTAAGGCCACTCAGCCGACTGTTAATAATATTAGTATCGTAACGAACGACATAATTCCGGACGAATATGTGTGGGTATTTGACAAGGTTATTCCTATCCCGTTTGGCGACGCAGCTGAAGCTAGTGAATGGAAAATTGAAAATCGATGGAAGTTGTATCACGCAACTCCGTACGATGAAACAATAGTGTTAGATACTGACATGTTAGTGCTTAACGATATTGAATTTGTTTGGAAATATGTAAACGGTAGAGATCTGTTTTTCACTTCGCAAGTATTAGATTATAAACATCGCATTATAGCAGACACTACATATCGAAAAGTATTTCTTGAAAACAATCTTCCTAATTTGTATTGCGGGATGTTTTATTTTAAAAAATCAGATACTGCCTTAGAATTTTTTAAAATGGTTGAGTTTATTACTAACAACTGGCAACGAATTTATTATGACAATGCTCCTAAACAAATGCAAAAGTTTTTTAGCATGGATGTAACAGTAGCAATTGCTGCAAAGATATTGGGCATAGACGAAGCAATAGTAAATCAAAATTCTCCGTTTACATTTGTTCATATGAAACCTGCAATACAAGGATGGGATCCTATACCCGAATCTTGTTTAAGTCAGCTGATTGTTAATTTTAATAGTAACAAAGAGTTGTACCTAAATAATTTTTACCAGACTGGATTATTTCATTATGTTGAAGATGAGTTTCTTACTGAGGCAATCATAAGGACCTTAAATGTATAACCCAGAAGAAGACATTATCTCACCAGAAATATTGGCACAAGCTCTTGCAATTAGTAATGTGCCGGTTACGTACAAGACATATTTCGATAAGGATGACGGAACATTACTAGCAATTAGTAATGAAGACCTTTCCCAATATTCCAACTCGGTGGAGTTGGAATATCACATCATTCGTGATTTCTTAACAGGTGCGTGTCAGCTATCAAAATATAAAATTATTTTTGTAGATCAAACTACACCTAAAATTGTACCTATTAGCGACACCGATGTTGGAATATCCTTAATAGACAAAGTGCCAGTAGTTAATAACTGGGATAGCATGTTTACTATTGAGAATTACCCGTCGAAGGGACAGTGGGGATTTCATTTACGTCAAGATCAAAAGTCTATTTTAATGCAACACAATCTCAATACTTCATTTGAAGTATTTGTTGTTGACAAGGATAATCATAATTTTTTATTTAGAACTATTAAATTACAATTAGGCGATTTGTTAACTGGCACTAGAGTATACATGCCTTACGAATCAAACAAAGAATCAGACACTTCGAACATTACGGTATTTGTAAAAAAATTCTTTGAAACTACCGGGTATCAAATATTATATGACACAAACAGTTAAAATTTTAGATTACGATATCATCTATCTTAGCTACGATGAACCCAACGCTGAGAAAAATTATGCCGACTTACTAGCAAAAGTACCTTGGGCAAAGAGAGTACATGGGGTGAAAGGAAGTGATGCCGCCCACAAAGCCTGTGCAAATTTAAGCGATACTGATCGTTTTGTTACAGTAGATGGCGACAACATTGTTCGTGAAGATTTCTTAAACCAAGAAGTTAACTTTGACGAGCACAAAGATTTGTCAAAATGTGTTATATCTTGGGCAGGATACAATGTAGTTAACGGACTCATGTACGGCAACGGCGGCCTAAAATTATGGCCAAAAGAATATGTGCTTAATATGAAAACGCATGAAAATGCACCAGCAGATGATCCTAATGCACAAGTAGATTTTTGTTGGGATGCAGAATACATACAGATGAATAGTTGTTACAGCGATGTATATAACAATGCTACTTCGTTCCAAGCATGGCGAGCAGGATTCCGAGAAGGTGTTAAGATGTCACTTGATCGCGGAGTTAAAACTGCTAACAAAGAATTTAAAAAAGAAATCCACTGGAAGAATCTCCAGCGTTTGCTAGTATGGCTCAATGTTGGTCGAGATGTGTCTAACGGTGACTGGGCAATATTAGGCGCACGTCAAGGGTGCTACATGACCAACTGCACTGATTGGGATTATGTACAAGTTAGAGATTTTGATTATCTAACAGAATTATATAATGACATTGCTAAGGAAATAACAGACCCTGTAGCTGCTAGTCAGCGATACGGTAATGACTTACAAAACGCACTCGATCTAGAGATAGCAGATTTAGATCCAGCCGCTAGCAAATTTTTCAAAGCAGTACACTTACAACAATACAGAGCAGGCAACGGCTTTTTAGACAAAGAATAACATGAAAGACATTGTATTTTACTACACTCATAATACCACCTCAGCAACAGACAAAGTTAAATCATTAGCAGAAAAGTACCCTTTTGCTAAATTTAAGAAACTAACTACTAATATTGTAGACCTTGTTAAGTCTAGTATACATGAAAGTGCAACAAACTTTGTTTGGTATATAGACATTGAATTACACGGATGGGAACATTATTTGACCTATGATTTAACATTATGGGAACCTCAGTATGTTTATGAATTTATGTCACCTAGTGCAACTATGTACTTGGTTCCTAAAAATATTTCATTAGACACGAATATTGACGAGTTTGTAAATAAAAAGATTATTACAGCTAAAATACAACGCCACTGGTATGATGTATTTTTTATATCGTTTGATGAAAATAATTATGAAAAGAATTTGCGATTCTTAAAAGAAAAACGACCCGATGTTAAACATGTAGCAGGAGTTACAGGAATATTTGCAGCACACTTAGCCGCAGCTAAATTGTCAGCTACTGATTTTTTCTGGGTAGTTGATGCAGATGCTACAATAATAGATGCATTTGATTTTAATTATGCAGTTCCAGAATGGGACTTTGATGTAGTTCATATTTGGAAAAGTTTAAATCCTATAAACGGTTTAGAATACGGAGTTGGCGGCGTTAAACTAATTCCAAAAAATTTAATTTTAAACGCAGATGCAGATACTGCTATCGATGTAACAACTAGTATTGGTGCAAAAATTAAGGTAATGAATGAAATCTCTAATATTAACAATTCTGCAACTAGTCCGTTCCTTGCGTGGAGAAGTGCGTTTAGAGAATGTGTCAAGTTAGCATCAGGCGTAATAGACCGACAGAATCAAGAAGAAACAACTGCAAGATTGAATAGCTGGGTACAGCAAGGTGGCCACAGACCGCTAGGTGAATACGTCAAAGGTGGCGCAAGTGCCGGCAAGTGGTTTGGCGAGACATACAAAGACGACAAAAAAATGCTAGCCAAGATAAACGATTATCAGTGGCTAGCATTGGAATTTGATGCACATACAAAGATGTACCCGCCGGAGCAGTTTAAGGACTAACTAACGTTTCCGCCATTGGAAAAATTGCAGCAATTGCCTTAGCACACGCAATTGCAACGATTTGATGTTCTTTCTGTGTACCGTTAGCACTACGCAATTCGATGAAGTGAATCCATGAACGCAACGTGCCGTTCATATAAACACGACTAACTGTGTTACCTTCTGGAAGAATAGCCCGAGCTTGCTCTTTGGCAATGCCTGCGTTAATAGCCCAGTTATAATTTTCTGTAACTAAGTCAATAACATCTTGCTGCCTACGATTCCATTCTGCTTCGAGTTCAGCATCTTCTGTTTCTATGCTGTTCTGTCTATTCTTTGTATCTTGCAGTCGGGCCTCTCGCAATACAAAGCTGAGATCCTTCGTTGGATCAGCGTAGCGTTGACTAAACTCCTGGAAGGCAAAACTTCTGTGTCGTAAGATTTGTCTTGCAATATCTCGTGTTGTCTCAATTTCCACGCAAGCTGAAACCATTTCGAGTGGTGACCAGTGGGCGTGTTTAACAAGGTATCGGATGAGCTTTTCACTTGTTTCGGTGTTAAACTGGTTGGAAGGATTGGACACACGGGCACAATACGCAATGAGTTCCTGTGCATCGTCGATGCCCAAGTCTGCAAATTCTTTTGTTGGTTGTGAGTAGCTGAGTAGACGTACATTCATTTTAGTTTACGCTTTTTTAAAAATCGGTTAGTGTGTTTAATCATATCATTTTTAACTCGTTCGGTATCGAGTTTAAAATCTACGTTTTCAATTTCGCTTTCGTAAGAGGCAAGCATTTCTTTAAGATTCTGTTCAAATGAATCCCAGTTGTGTTGCGTCTGCGACGAGCTTAATTTGATTTCCCAAACTTTTGTATTTTTAAATGTAACAGTAATGGAGTCTAAGTATTTTAGGGGAACTACATTTAATGTAATTTCCCCGAATACTTCTGGCCAGTGCTCTACTACATCCTTGGGAAATATTTTTCCTTTGATCACTCTTTCACTGCTACCTTTTTCTTTGTAGGAGCAAGAGCTTCAGCTTGACGGCGTAACTCAGCAGCTTCTTTACTTAAACGATCAGCGTCACTGCGGAACTTTTTAGCTAAGTCAACGTCGGACAGTGGTGCATTTGTTTCGTTTACAGATGCGCTAGTAGTTCTACCTTGATCCATTAACGGATCTGTGTTGCCTGTTGTTGGACTAATATCTTGTACTTTTGCAAGTTCTTGAATTTGAACATTCTGATCAGCATTGGACTTGATAGCAAGATCTTGAACGCTAACACCAGCTTGCTGTGCAATAACTTGATTAAGTTCTGACAACAAGATTGTAGACTGGTTATTAGGGATCATCTCGATTGCATCGGTCGGAAACTTAGCTAGCAAGCCTTTAACATGCAATGCTGGTAACATAGTACTACCGTCTGAGAAAAATGCACGAGCAAGAACTTCACTAAATTCATTAGCAAGTTGTGCGGCATTTGATTCAACTAGACTAACTAATTGATCGTGATAATCTGGAGTAAGACTTTCTGTTTGAATAATGAGGCAACTAAATGCATCACCTGGTAGCGTTCTAAATACTACCATGCATCTGCGACCAGTTGATCGGATGCGCCCTACGTGTTTTAAGGATTGCATATTAAGCTCCCTGCTTAGATGATTTTGCTACAGTTTCTAAAAATGTAGATAGTTTGTTATATGTTTGTCCAACGGCAACCATTTCGTTGGGCTTAAATGCACCTCGCGAGCTAGCAATGTCAATAATTGTTTTCATTGCACTAAGATCACTAATTGATAAATCGCTTGATTCCTGCGGTGCTGCTTCTGGTGCCGCTGTAGGTTTCGCGGTTGTTTCTTCAGTCATAAGACCTCCTTATATAAATTATATATGCTTATTAATTAGCAGTTACGTTAGATGTGGGCAGGCAAGTTTGAAGAAGCTAAGTTCTTTCTCTTGTTCGAATCCTACCTTAGTAGCATACACTATAGTATTGTCAACTAGATCAACAGCCTGTCCTATGTAGTAGCGACTGTTAAGATTGGCATAAATCCATTGATCAATTGTTTTGTGATAATTTGGAGTATACTTTGATAAAAGCGTATAATGAAAATGACTTGCAGGGAATGAAACCTTTCGTAAGTCAAGTGCATTTAATGCATTGGGTTTTCCGTTTTTTAACGCCATTATTTGTGACCTATAATCATATATCGTGTAAAAGATCCACTTTCGAAATTAAATGTTCTGGTCCCTTCGAACAGGACTACAGATAGCGGATACATTTCTTTAAACTGTTCTAAACTAGTAGGTTTATTTACGTGATCGTCGATCTCTAAATCGTTACCTTGTAATACACATAGCATACCTTCGTGTATATTATTAAACCATGTTTGATTGTCAAAATGTTCTGTAGCAGTGTTTATTACACAATTGGTCTCATCGTTGTATGTAAGTGTATTAGCATCTTTAGGGAATGATCTAAACTTCCACTCATCTATTTCCCAAGTGTTGTTTATGGCATTTGCTACAGAACACGCACTCGCGTCAACATCATAACTGCGACACCATTCGATCATTTGTCGCCCACGGGACTTAAGGATAAAATGCAAGAGCCCATACCACCCGCCTAGGATACTAATCCTAAGAATGTGAATATGGGCTGCTACTCGTTCTAATTCTTCAGCGGCCCAAATCTTACTTTCAACTTGCCCCGCTGAAAATGCATCACTATCAATCTTTAAATTCATAGTATGCGTGAGCACCGAATGGCGGAACAATAGTGTTATTACCGTGAATAATGAATACTGTATCACAGTAGTTTTCATCACCCCAGCTACCCCAAGGATAACCGTCTGTGAACATGATAAACTTCTTAGGATTAATATCGTGCTTCTTCATGTAATCCCAGTTAGCATCAAATTCTGTACCACCACCGCCTTTGACCTGATATTCCATAATATCAGAACCGTAACCGTCAAAGTCTTGCTCGTTATACACTTTAGTATCAAAGCACCACAATTTGATTTTGTATTCTTTGTACTCGTCCATAATGCCTTTAATTTCACTGATGAAATCTTTAGCCTGCTGATCTCCAATAGAGCCAGACATGTCAATAGCAATACAAATATCAATAGTCTCGTCGTAGTTAGTGCCCGGCAAAATTGCACTCATGTGCCAAGCCTTGCGGTTAGGACGCATGAAGGTGTAGTCGTTCTTAATAGTGCTTTGGATTTGTTGACGCAAAATTTCACGCCAGTTCATCTTAGGCTCGGTAAGTTCCTTAATCATGCGACCAATTTCAGCAGGTACATTACCTGCACCTGCTGCCTGAGCAGCCGACATCATGGCTTCTTTAATCTCGTCACGGATTTGTTTTAGTTCTTCTTTGCTGTACTGAGGCTTACCGTCTTTGCCTTCTTTTTCCCAGTCAATATGATCGTCAAGTAACTGTCCGAGAGCGTCTAGTTCTTCGTCATCGTACTGGTCAAAAATCTCGTCATAGATCTGTTCTGAGCTTTTGCCGTAGTGTTTAGTGTCGTGGAAGATTTTAATCTTTGGAGGGACTTCACCAATACGGTCACGGGTCAATGTACCGTTAACTGAATAGTCGGCGGCAATGTTCCATACCTTACGATCGCGACCTTCAACTCGCATCATGTGTTCAAATACGTTATGCAGAATTTCGTGAGCAACAACAAACTCAACCTGCTTAGTAGTTAAGTCTGCAAAGAAATCTCGGTTGTAATACAAATGACGTCCGTCAGTTGCCGCAGTTTGACACCACTCGGATGCATCTTCAATTTTAAGACGTGTAGCCATGTTACCAAAAAACGGGTGGCGCAACAGCAAGCCAACTCGTGCAATAACAATTTTATCTACAATAGGGTCCAAATAACTCATTCTTTTGCTCCTAATATTTACTGTATGTATATATTATAACACCTCCCGAAGGAGGTGTCAATTGACTTTGGCTACAAATCAACGCTTTTCTGTAGCTGCCGCAATGTACTTACCATATTTGGCATGGAAGTTGTCGAAGCAAGTAATTTCATCAGGATCCAACGGCAATTGATATTGAGTCAATGCAAGTTTAGTACCCATAACAACCAATTCAGTTTCAAAATTATCCATCATGAATTGGAAGAAGAAATTTACTTTTTCGTTAAACTTCTTGTCATTTTTGTCGCTAGCATCTTTCAATTCATAGCACAATGACACAGTCAAAGAGTACATGGCACTAATTTCTTTAGTGTCCATTTTCTTAACTTTGCCAGACAAGATGTCTGTAGGATCAGGCAACTTTGAGCTAATCTTACGGTGAGCCATAAACTTAACAGCAAGACCTTCACCGACTGCACCCGAAATCAAGTCAGTCAAAGTGTCAGTATCTTCGTCGTCATCGAACAGCAATTCGCTAACGAATGCCCAGCTACGTGGTGTAGCAAACGCACGTGATGCAGACTTTGGATCGAAGTCGTACAAATCTTTCTTAGAGAAAGTCAAGAAGCCAACAACGTCTTTGTGGATTTTATTCTCAGTGGCCCAACCAAAGTAGTCGTCCCAGTCAACACGCATTTCCAAGTGAACGAAACGGTTAGCCAACGGAGCTGGCATACGATATGTAACACCTTTGTCAGTTTCACGGTTACCAGCGGCAACGATCAAAACATTGTCGGGCAATTTGTAAGTACCAACACGGCGGTTAAGCACTAGCTGATAGGCAGCGGCTTGAACACTAGGAGCAGCCGAGTTCATTTCGTCAAGGAACAAGATAATCTGCTTATGCTTTGCAGCCATTTCTGCGTCTGGCAATTCGATAGGAGGTGCCCAATTCATACGATTGGCATTGCTATCAAAATATGGAATACCTTTAATGTCAGTAGGTTCCCACAAGCTCAAACGGATATCAATTACGTGAGCATCTAGCTCAACGCCCATTTGCTTTACAATATCGGATTTACCAATACCTGGGGGACCCCAGAGGAACAACGGACGATTGGCTTTGAAAGCACGACGAAGGGATTTTTTAGCGGCTTTCGGGCCAACTGTACGTGAAAGGATCTCGCTCATATATACTCCTGGGGTTAAAAAGCGTTTAAGTTTAACTGTCTATGTATCTATTATACATGCAAAACGTCACACAGTCAACAGTTTTTTTAGGAGTTTTCGTCGATTTGGCTATCTCTGTTTTGGTTGTTCATTGCTTTTACTAAGCCGTATTTTCGGATATCGTCCGAAAACATGTACAACTCAAATGATTTTCTTTCCGAAAATACTGTAATGCTTTGGTTTGTAAGATAATATGGAAAATCCATAGTTCTATCAAAAAATATGATAGTCTGCGGGCTCAGGTCAATTGGCTCAGTAAATGGAACCTCAAAACTATGCAAGTTCATTTCGTTTTTCAAATAGTCCAACCCGTCGTCGCTAAGACGCAATCCGCCTTCTTCTTTGTTTCTATGACTTTGCCACCACTTGTACATATGATGCTTAAGGTTAGCAGAATCTGTACTTTTTCCAGTATGTTGCAGGAAAATTTTAGTGAAAGTCTCTTTTGAGATCATGTGATAATCTCTCCAGAGGTAAGTTTAACTACTTGAAAGTCTTCGCAGTTAAACATTTGATTTAGCTTCTTAGCTAAATTATGTGCATGACCCGGATTACTAAATGAAACTTTTTTGTATTTAGGCCCAGGGTAGCTAGTAATGCTACTTGAAGACTTCAGATTAAACGGTTCATTTTTATAGAAGACAGCCCAAATTGCTTCTGCTTCTAGAATTTGTTCGCTTTTGTAGTTCTTTTTATTGATGTAGTCTAAAAGTACTTTGGGTTTCGGTCTTGACATGATATATGCGTCCTATTATGTACGCATATATTTATCATCATTTAGGCCCGAAACCACCCCCATCCATCTGCACAGTAATGGCGCTACCTGAACTTGCTTCTAATCTTCTAAATACTAAATCGTAATCTTCTAAAAGTTTTGCGCTAACTTCGCCAATGCAATATGCTAGTGCTTTGGCAGTTTTAATGTCTAGCTTGATTTCACGTTGCTGTGATAAATCAGCGGCTTTTACTTGTTGTATAAACTGTTGGATAGGGACTGTATTAATCGGATTTGGCATTGTTCATTACCTGTTTCATTTCAAGTTCGCTCTTAAAAGGACCTTTGTACGGATACCTTTCGATAGTAATTAGTTTAGGACAGAAGCTCTTAACCCAGCCTTTATCAAATTTGATAGTATAGTATCCTGCACAATACAAGCTCTTGCTAGCACTTGATTTTGTAAATAGAGGCAACTTGCGTTGAACATTAAACAATGGATTATACGGTCTACAGCTAGTAGGATAGTCATACACATCACGTACTTCTTCGTGTGTAATTTTTACCTTACTGCTGACTAAGAAGAAATCCTTACCAAATCGCTTTGTTAAATCGTCCTTCTTAGAAAAGTATGCCTCGCCATCTTTCGAGCTTAACATAAATTTGTTATTTTCTTTCTTGTGTAGGATGCCGACTTTTTCACCGTCGTCTTCTACAATCCAAAATTTGCCATCGACAATTGGCTTTGCTTTTAAGTTCATTTAAGTTTTATCCTGTGTTGGGTACTTTGCTTGGAATGCAGGTGCAAATGATTCTACACTATCTAGCATACGTTTCATGTCATATAACTGACAAAATTTCATTAGCCTAATACCAACCGATGATACATTTTTAGGAACAGTACCAACAGCAATAGTCTCAGTAATAAATTGTTTAATGTTATCTGGTTGTGCTGTAAGATCAACCAATGTTACATTTCTAGTATAGTCATCTAGCACACGGTGCTCTTCACCGTTGTGGTCTGACCAACGCTGAAGCATGAGATTGTTCCACGCCCAGCCTTTAGATCCACGGTCTTCAAATGCTTCTTGTAAACCGACTTTGTTCTTTGTACCTTTAGTACGGACCCCGGGATATGCAGAAAAGACGTTATCGCTAGAGTCACCGCGCATACACTTCTCAAATAAGATCCATTGCGGATTAGGGGCA